GGAAAATGGATAATATTACTTTTGTAAATTTTTGATTTTTTCTTTTGATCGGTACTCATTTTTTAAATACTCCTTGTATTCTTTTCTAAACTCATCATCTTTTTCAAAAGTTATCCGATGATTTAGTTCTTGGTTTAGTTTCCATTCCAAGTAACTCATCGGTATTAATCTCTTCTGATTTTTCTTTGTGCATGTCATGTGCTTGGACCAAATATGCTAAAGCATCATCGTAAGTATCTTCTTTGAACTTATGTGTTGCTCTAATTAATTTTGCTTGTGCGTACAAAAGAGGAATGATCCAGCCTGGAATATCTTTAACTAAATATTCATCCAAGAGGATGGACCAAGCAGCTGCAATTTTTTTCATATTGCGATTGAATGATCCATAATCCTCTTGTCTGGATTGTTCTAATTGCTCTAATCTTTTATTGAGATTTTTTCTTTGCATTAGATACGAAATCCTCATGTGCTTTTTGGATGAAGAACTCAACTGTCTTTGACATTGAGATCGGCAACTCAAACTTTTTCTGTGAAAGCTGTTCCAACATTTGGTAAGTCTTAATGTTGATAGCTACAGATTTGAATTTGTCTGGGTTCATTAAGCTTCTAACTCCGATGGATTGAATGAAGTATCAGCAGCTGTTGCTCCATCATCTTCAAGTCTTTCCACTCTGTAAAAAGTATAGAACTCAGTTCCTTCTGCCATCTTACCTTTGCCAGAAGCTTTTTGTTTATAAGCACCAAATCTGTGCTTCACTCCATCGACAACTATTGTGCCTGACATGTCGTAAGAACTTGGAGATTTTTTGTTTGTAGAAATAAACGCAGCTCCAAGATCTGGTCTTTCTTTTGCTTGTAATTGATCTGACATATTAAATAACTCCTTTGTTAATCAGATTGGTTTTAGTTGCTGTGAATTGCTCCATGAAACCTTGATAAGTGATCGGATTTTTAGATTTCAGTTCACTCAAAAAGTTTTTATTTTTGGAGATCCACTCTTGATAAGATCCTTTGTGTGAAACAGCATTTAATTCAGCTATTGCAGTTTGGATCTTTTTGTCTTGCTGCTCTATTGCAGTAGAAACTTCTTCAGCTGATGCAATTCCATCAGAAATAAATGCACAAAAAGCAAGAGCTCTTCCAACAGCAGATGTTTCGCTATTTTCCAATGCACTTGTTTGATTTATTCTTGAGGCTTTTCTATTCTCTTCTGAATGACCAGTTGATACATGCTTGCCATCAACATAAATGTCTGCTTGCATGACCACTTTATCTGCATCAATGTGAATTATTTTAGTTACAATATCTAATGATGTTCCAAGAACTCTTCTTGCAATAGCTACTCTTAATGCAACTGTTGCATAGTCCTTGCCATGTATTGAAATTGTTTGTCCATTTAACGACTTCTTAAATTCGTTATTAGCCTGGACCAGCTTATCTATATTAGCCATATTGTTATTACTCCTATTGTTAAAGCTATTGAGACAGTTTTGATAATTTGAATAAGAGCTGCTCTTCTCTTTTGACAAGCTTTATGCTGTCTATAAAAATCTTTGAAAAAATTATCGTAAGGCATTATCCGACCTTCCACATTTCTTTAGCTTGATTTAATAATTCTTCAGGCAATCCATTCCAGGCATAAGGATGATCAAAATTTGGATCAATCATAGCAACTGCATTTTCAATAATTTCTTCTCTTGTTAAATCTTGAAATTGTGCCAGGATTTTTTCTCTTCTCATGAAAGTTCTATTCATGATCTGAAGATTTTTCTGCATGCCTTCAACAGTTAGATGCTTGCAATTGACACTATCAAAAATAGTGTAACCACCATCTGTTGCATACAATAAATAAACAGGAACTTTAAAAGCATAGTGTGCTGCATAAACTGCACATTGTACTAAGTGATTAAAGCTAGGTGTAGCTGGAGGCGAAACACGACTAAAAGACCTCGAACCATCTTTCTTTACTTTGCCAAGTTTTGAATACTTGGTTTTCAGTTCAATTATTTTATGTGGAAAGGCAGAGGAAAGCGAAACCTCTGTCGGATTTGCACCGATCACATTTTTTGAACCAAAATCAAAATCAATACGACCAACGATAGGAAGAAGAGGAAAGGACAAGTATGAAAGGAACTCTTCTCCACTATCATTTGGTATTGATATTTGTCGTTCACAAGTAACAGAAAAATCTGCTACACCTAACTTTGTAAGACCATCATTTGCATGACGAATAATATTTGGAAGCTCCTCCAAATACTGAATTTTTTTATCAGCATCTTTATCATCTACTGGTTCATATTCTTTAAATAATTCTACTTGCTCCTGGAGAGCATTATCGTATGAAATTTTTTCATTTTTACTTGGTGCAATTTTTTTAGTTAAAGGACTTAACTTCCAAATTGTTTCAGCATAAATTCTTTGAAGAGCATCTCCTACTCTCTTGCCACATTCCATAGCAGAGTTACTTTCAAACAGAGCTCTTCTTTGCTCTTGAGTTAAAACAACATATTTGAAAAGCCAGCTGCTGTCTGGAATTGAAAACTGAGTTGATGAGTAATGATTAATATTTAGTTTTTGAGCAAACTGTGGAAGTACATTTTCCTTTAAAGGATCTTCCAAAACTTTTTGTTTTAATATCATGAAATGACATATGCCATCTCAGAATAAGATTACAAGTCGATCTTATGGTTTTTGTCCAGAATTTACTTTAGTGTCTTTGTTGTCCTTACTGTCCTTAGTGTCCTTAGATTTGTTCTCAATTGTTTCAAATTTAATTACATTTAAGTTGTTTGTTTTAATGTAAGCAACAATCAAATCTTCTCTGTACATATTGCCAGCTAAACCTTTTCTTTGAACTGGAATAATATCATCAGAAGTAACATTTACTCTTCCTCTAAATTTTGCAGATCTGTTGTATCTTAAAAAAGCAAAAGTAATTCCATATCTAGCATACTTGGAATTTACTTCAGTAGCAGTAAGCCATTTAACATAAACACCTTTTGCTGGCTCTGGAAAAATATCAGATTTAACTTTTCTTTTAATAAAACCATTCATCTTTCTCATGCTCTTTTTTGATCCTCATCATAATAAAGATCACTAATAAATTTAGATAATTTTTGATCAATGTTGTTATGTTTTTTTTCTAGTTCTCTTTCTAAAACTTGTCTTCTTAAAGCATCAACTGCAAGTCTTTGTTCTTTTAAATCTTTATACATTTTATCTAAAGATCTTGCTTTAGTCATTGCATGATGTTTTTTTCCAGATGCAAGTTTTTGATTTTCAATCCACCATTGGTCCTCTGCTAACTCTAAATCTTTTTCTAATTTTTTTAATTTTTCATTTGCAGATAATGCTTTCATTGAAACTTCAACAACTGGAGAGAATTGTACTTTTTCAATATTAACAATACCAACAATTGGAGTAATAAATTTAATTTTTGGATTTTCTAAAATGACTTCTTTATTTCTATAAGGATCTGGATTTAAAATTTTTGTATTACCTCTATAATTTTCATAAATTCCAATAAAGTAATCTGTATTGCCATCTAAAATTGTAAGACCATTATCAACACCAACAAAACAAATTTTATTTTCACAATCAGCTTCTTTTTTTTCTGAGTAATAATAATAAGCGATGTGATTGTTATAAACAGAATTTACTGAATTAATTTTGATAGCTTTAATTTCTTTTGCATTAGTATAAAAATCTCTTGGACAAAGTACATTTTCGACCTCTTTGTATTTAATTTCCACTTCACAAGGTTTTAGATCTTTATAATTTTTTATAAAATCACAAGTACCAGTTAATGGAATTTTTATTGGTGGAAATAATATATCTGATGGATCACAATTAAAATATGATGCGTATCTTAAAGCAGCTTTTCTATCTACATCTCTAGTACCTCTGATGTGATGATAGACAGTTGAAATATCAAATTTCAAAGCAGCTGCTAACTGTGGAACTGATACATTTGTTAAAGCTAATCTTTGAGTTAAAATTTCAGCTGGTGTTAATGATTGATAAATTTTTTCATCAACAACCTCTTTTGTTGCAGCAGACTTAAATGCAAATGGATTATTTTTTACATAGTATGGTAAAACATGATCAACATCTTTTTTAATTTTATCTGCTAAACTTTTTGTAAAATCTAAATTGTGTTCTTTGAAATATTGTGGTGCTGGTTTGCCAGTTGCAATTCTACCTTTTTCAAATCCTTCAAAAACAGCTTTCATACTAATAGCTAATTTTTCTGAAGCAGTATATTTTTTGTTATCTCTAAAACTATCTTCTATAAATTGTAATTTTTTTGAAGTGAACCAGTCAATAATATCTTCATGCCAACCACTTTCGATTTCTTTTAAAATACTATCTAAAACTCTTGCTGGTGGACCATAAGAAACAAATGTTAATCTTTGTTTTTCCTTACCATAATCAAATGAACAAGTTGCAAGACAAAAATTAGCTGTAGTATCTGATGTATCTTTTTTATCTAACCAATCTATTGAAAAAAATTTAAACTCAAGATCTCCTAAATATTTTTTAACACCTCTTCCAACATTTATAGATGTTTTAGATTTAAG